CTCTACTGGAACACCCGCATTCTCTAGCACTGCACATAGTGGGTCACGAGCATCAGCACGGACACGGCGAATATAATAAGGGCTAAACCTTCCATGTATTCCACTAGCGCTATCCACCAACTGCGACACTGTGCCAGATGGCTTGACGCATGTGATAGCTGCGCTTTGATTGATGCCCAACTTCGACGCCCACTTCTTGTTAACTGCGACAGCTTCATCCTTCAGCTCCTCTAATATCTCTGACAAATCTCTACGTCTGCCGTTATCAAACCACAAGCCACCGTCAGACTCCATAGCTAACACGCTGTGGTCTAAGATGCCTGTCATGCTTACGCCCAACAACGCTTCCTCTTCTGTGTTCTCTTTCCACTTACGTCGTAGGTAGCGGAAGTCGGTTAAGGTAGCTTGGAGAGTTCCAAGGATACTCGCAATTCGTACCTTCCGTCGCAGAGACTCGAATGTGTCGTCAGACCTGACAACAACTTCTGACAAGTTACAAAATTGGTTGGGTCTGAGGATAATTTCTGAGCAAGGATTTGTGCCAAAGTCCCAGTCGCTATCTCGTCTACCGTTTTTCGCAGCCTGTTTCTGACTTGCCACTCTACTAAAGATACCTCGTTCGCCTGATCGTGATTCATATAAACTAACCCACTCATTTAAAAACTCTATAAAGTATGGCTTCTCTGTGTAACACGCGCTGTTATTAGCTAATCCTCGTTGTGGTTCTTCGTCCCACCACTTCCCGTGCTTCGCTCTTCGTATTTTGTCGTCTTCGAGGTTGCTGAGGGAGATGAGGGCGCTTCGTCTAACTCCTCCGACAACCACGATCTGAGCGATTTTGCAGCATATATCATGGCATTCAATAGACGATAGTTTTCGCCCAGCCGCCCGCTTAAAGACATCAACTGTAAATTTGAATAGGTCGACAAGCGGCTCGGGTCCGGAAGCTCTTCCACCAAATGTTTTAAGTGTTGCTCCAGCTGGACGCACTTTTGACACATCCCAAGAAGGGAGTTGCCCACTGTAAAGCAGTGATATGAGTTCTCGATATGCTTTAGCCCATCCGATTTTGCTGTCGACGACTGTGATTGTTGTTTCTGTTTCATGGAAGTCCTCTGATACGGTTGGTAGTTTAGTTACGTACTGAAGCTCTACCGAGAAACCTACACCTGTACCGCACATAAGTATATACATCATCTCATCGAACGCACGCGGGTGGTCAATAGGGAGGTAGCTACAGTTAAACCCTGCGACGTTGTCGCGGTCGAGTGCAGCACCTGCGGTCATAAGCGCACGCATTGACGGCATTACTTCCAGGTTTAGTATGGCGTTGTACACGTCATTGTAGTCTTGGCCTTTGAGCTGGCCACGATCTTTAAAGTAATCACAGTAGCGCCTCACTGTTTCTTCCCACGTCTCACGCCGCTGTTCCTCTGGGATGTAGCGTGCGTAGCGTGATTTATGTATGTATTGTTGATAGCTGTCCATTTAGTTCTCCTTAAAGTGCATTCTCATCGTATTCTACCATACGTCCTGTCTCCATAGAATACAGCAGCGAACAAGCCTTACCCGTCTCACCGCTGAATCTATTCTTTAACACGCGTACACGTGTCGTGTTCCTCTCTGTCGGGTCGTCAGCCTGGGCGTTTCGTTCTAAGCCGATGACGATGTCGCTAAGCTGTGCAATCGAAGCACTACCACGCAACTGCGCCAGCGACGTGGTCGCCCCTTCCTCGTGACCCTTGCTCTCTGGTCGCTTGAGGTGGCTCACTACAAACAGCGAGATACCCGTCTCCTGCACCAGCGTTCTGAGCTTCGTCATAATCTCATCAATCGCCTTGCGTTCGTCTCCGTTCGACTGAGCGCTAACGATGATGGACACGTGGTCGATGAATACGTATTTACAATCCATCGCCTTCGCCATATAGCGAACACGCGCAACGATGTTGTCCACGTCACTACTGCCGAAGTGATCGAACAAGAATATCTGCCCGTCTCCGAACACGTTGTCGAAGGCTTGCTTTCGTTCTTCGTCACTTGATTCCGTGGTTGGTAGGTGTAGCGGTTTGTTTGCCGCCAGCGACATAAGCGACAGCGCTGTACGCCGGACACTCTCTTCCATCATCATCAGTCCGATGGAGTCAGTGCAGCTCTGCTTAATAGCAAAGATAACCTCACGCAAGAACTGCGACTTACCTAAGCCACTACCTGCACACACCGTCACCATCTCCGCCGGACGTATCCCGTACGTGATCTTATTCAAACCATCGAACGGATAGAACACGGCGGCGGATTCAACGGGAGAGTTAACCACTTCCCACAACTCATCACCACACACAATACCGTCGGGGGTGAACGCTTCCGCCTTCCAGAATGCGTTATTGAATGCGGCGGTGTCATCTGCCTTGAGGTAGTCGCACGCGTCCTTGTGTCCGTTGACGTGTCGCATCACCTTAGACTTACCGCCGAACAACTCCGCTACTTTCTCGGCAGCTTCACGCCCTGGCGCGTCGTCATCGAAGCACACGACAACACACTCGAACGAGTCGAGCCACTCATACGAGTGTTTGCAATCGCGTAGCGCACCGGACGCACCACTGCGTACACTGACAGCCGGATACCCACCCATCATTTGATGCGCCGCCATTGCGTCCAACTCACCTTCACATACAACGACGTACTTACCACCGCCGCTGAACGCCTGCTGACCGAATAAGCCGACGTCTGTGACATCCCCTGCGGTGAGGAACACTTTACCCTTGAGGCGTGTTTTAGACGCCACTGGGGTGATTGAGTCTTGCTGATTGTAGTACGGGTATATCTGGCGATCGGATTCGACTACAACTCTGTAAGTTTTAACCGTCTCCGGTGTTAGCTTACGGTCTGGTATTGCCTTCGGTGTTGCTTTAGCCAGGGCGGTGAGGATTGTGTCAAACTGCGGTGATGGTGTACGCGACACCACCTGCTCCGTTGCCTCTGACACCTTCTCACGCTCGTTACAGCTGAAGCAATGCCGCCAGCCATCGTCGTTGATAGCAGCGGCGTCACTACTACCACACTTAGGGCACGGTATGTGCGTCTTGATAAAGCGACTCATGCGTCAGTCTCCGGTGTTAGCTTGCCGTCACGCTGTAGCGACGTGATTACGTCTACTAATTTGTGGTGGGATGCTGTGGGTGGTTGACGCTTGCGAGTCTTCATCACGTGCAAGGCGTAAGCGAATGAATCAGACTCGATGAGTTCTTCTGTATAGTCTACGAAGTAAGCGTCGGAATTGTTAACGTCGTTTAAGTTATACATACTACAACCTCTTAGTTAATCTTTAACAACGTTAACGTATACATTTTACCATAAATTTCTGCATACGTCAACGTAAATAATTTACATCTCTTGTCGCGCATCGCGCTCGGCGATTAAATCATACTCAATCTGCTTAATCAAACCGCTGTGCACTTTGTCGAGTATGAAGCGACCCACTGCCTCAACATCGTTACTTTCGATTGCGTCCAGGAAGCGATGCCAGTGAGACGCGAACGCCTCTCTGTTCTGTTGCAGTTGGTCGATCGTCTTAGCGCCTGGGTATGGTAGTGGTGTGTCGATGATGTCGTCTATGATGTAGTCGACACCTTCGCACACGTTCTTCCACTTGGTCGTGGACAGTGACGCTCGCTCGTGTTCGAAATACTGTTTGCGTGCTTCGTAACAACAATCAACATCATCCATAAAGTTGATGTCGTTTGGAAAATCTACTATGAACATAACATATCTCCTGTGAATGCCCCTGAGAGGCTCTGTATGCCTCTGTGAGCGCTTTTAATGTTTAAGTAATACGTTGACCTTACTCGATGCTTGCGTTGCTTGTACGGCTTCTCATTCGCCATCATCACACAACCCCTTTAATGTCTCTTCTTCGTCATTACCGCAATACGGACAGCATTCGGCTATCTCGTATTCATACTCGGTGAACGTAAGCGAGCACACGTCGCAATAAATTGTTTCTACATTCATAAATCACCTATATTTTAGAATCGTTTAGGACACCAGTCGTTGCGCCAGCTTTTCTTCAAAGCCTTGTGTATCTTTTTAATGGTCTTTATCTTTATATCGCAATACGAACACTCGACCAACGATATGCATACACCTTTCTCTTCACACGTCTCCGGCCAACTAAGCAACATTATACCGCCGTCGCCGTCTGTGTACAGAACAGCCGAAAGCGTTAGATTAAATCTGTAATCACGATCAAACGAACTACCCCAGGTTAATAAATCGTCTTCGTCGTCGAAGAAAAACTCCCGCAATATCTCATGTGTTGGTAAATTCATAAAGCACCCCACTGTGACGCCATCGCGTCCGCTATACCTTGATATGTTTTACTGCGTATTTTCCACCGATCAGCCGACGGCGGTAGTTTATACACACGTTGCTCCCGCCCTTCGACGACGTCAGTCGGCGTTAACGGTGGCAGGTTCTTCAGCCAGAGGCAAGTCTTCTTTGTCTCACCGTGCCCAAACTCCCACGGCTGTATGCACTGCGTTGGCTTCTTAATCTGACTGCTGATGATTGACACGGGGTTTTCGATCGCTATCCGCTCGATGGGCGCGTCCATAAGTAGACGGACGAAGTCGAGAGCCGCCTGCTGTCTACCGTCTGCACGCTTCTCAGCAAACCACCGCGCACCACTTACAGCCAAATGATCGCAGGGCGGATGAGCGATCATCAAATCCCACCCGTCGTACAAGACGTCGCGAACGTCGCCTTGGTAATGATGCGGTGAGTCGTCATCACTGGCGAGTAGATCGCACGACAGAACGTCATGACCTAATGCGCGGAACGCTTCGCGGACTGTGCCGCTGTACTCACAAGCTACTAATACTCTCATAAGCTCACCAATCACACTTAGAACACAATAGCGTGTAGCACACTTGCCCACACACCCCAAAGAATATACCTAAACCGAATATTGCAAACGCCTTGCTAAACTGTACATCGAATACAGCCGCAGCACCCGCAATAAACGATAGGGCGGACGCTATCAAGAATAATAGCGCCAACACCATCAAGACCACTTCCAAGATTCTAATCATTGTTTAAACCTCGCCGTTTTCTGACACAAGCCTGGCAGTGGCCACACAAATCACAAATAATGCGTGGCGCTCATTCATGACACGCTCCCGCTCG